ACCGGTGACAACTTTGTGACTGACACATATAATATCAATGCTGACCTAGTTGATATGGAAGCGTTTGCTATTGCTAAAGCGTGTCAAGTAGCAAATGTAGAGTTTATCTGCTACAAGTATATCAGCGATATGGCAGACGACAATGCAGCAGACCACTTTGTAGATCATGTCCACAAAGGCGAAGAACACTATATTGAAATACTAAGAGAATACGGAGTACAACTGTGAACTTACAACTACTAGAAGAAAACAACCCGCAATTACTTGAAGTCTCAGAAGAATGGGACTTTAGGATTGACGGTAGTCCGGAAGAACTTGTGAGGGCTATGTCAAAGTTCATGTCTGACAACGGCGGCGTCGGGCTTGCTGCCCCTCAGCTAGGAATCAAGAAGCGCATCTTTATCATGGGTAACTTCACTAAGCTAGTTGCGTGTATCAATCCTAAGATTGTCTCGCTATCCGAAGAGCGTAAGAATGATCTTGAAGGTTGCTTGAGCTTCCCTGATTTGTTTATGAAGGTAAAGCGCCCTACTACCGCAGTGGTACAATACTACACAGTATCAGGTGAATTAGTTGAACGTGAATTGACTGGATTCGAGTGCAGAGTATTCTTGCATGAATACGACCACTTAATCGGAGTTACATTTGACCAGCGTGTAGGTAATTTGTCATTTAAGATGGCTAAGGATAAGCGCAAAAAAGAGCTAAAGAAATTGAGTAGAAAGGATTCATAATGTCAACATTTGACACAAACACGAAACTACAAAGTATCACTGACCATGAGACCGGTAAAAAGATAAAGGATATTATCGGAAAATATATCACTCATGATATTTCTGAGGAACTGTGTGATAAGATTATGGCAGACCTTAAAGCTGAGTTCGGAGAAGATCATCCAGCTCAAGTAAATCTTGACGATGAGACATTTGAAATTGAAGTTATTGTACGTGATAGTAACGGAAGATTTATCAAATGTTCTTCAATAACGTTATTTCCTGAGGAATATCTGTAAAATCTAAGGCATCCGCTTAACAAGAGTGATGCTTCTACGTTTAGAACGCTTCTTGATGAATTCATTCATGCTGACAATAGGTCCATGAATGATATCTAAACTTTTATTGTTGAATGTTTTGATGTATGGCTTGAAGATAATCCATTCTTCTTTTAAGAAAAGGTTGATGGGAATCGTTCTATTCGATTCCCACCACCATATGTCACCTAATTCTAAAAATTTTGCTCTGAGATCAGGTTGTACGATTGCCCCATAGTCATATATTGACGTTACGGTATCGTCCCGGTTTTGGATTATACCCACATAGTCCTGACTTGCATAGGAGCAAATAGAAATATACGGATGGTTCTCGCTCAGCTTCTTGAAAAAGTCTTCGTTCATACTCACATACATATTTACACCATTTTACCCAAACTAATATTTTTGGGAATAAATACTATTACTGAGGAGAATTAAGTGTACGCAACATCTGTATTCGTTTATACACAACGTCAAACTGTTGTACTCCTCATTGGAAACTCACCGAGGAAGTATATGCCTGTATATGCAAAACCATTAACACTCAATAAGGGTGTAGACAACCGAATTCAGTTTCAGTTCCTAAATCAGGAACAGAAGCCAGTAGATATCACAGGTAAAAGTATTACTTGCAGAATCCTTAACTATAACGGAACCGAAGTCCTGCTTCGAAAAGCATTGGATTTAGATTTCGCACTTACTGGTATTGCTTCACTTAAACTTAATGCTGCTGACATTGAAGGCATCGATGCTCAAAGAGCGTATTATTCACTAGAGATTCCGGTGGGCGAGTTTGACTATCCTGTATTCGTAGATTCGAATGCAGGGGCAAGAGGCGACATGAATATCGTAAATTCTGTATTGCCTTCATTTGTTCCTTCACAGGTTGTGACTATTCCTACAGGACAACCTTTCCCGAACATCAGTAACAGCAGCGGCAATACTAATCGTGTATATGATACAAGTATCATTAACACGCAATCTAATCCGGTCCTAACTATTCAAACACACTATGACGAATATTACGGGAATGTTGCTATCTTAGGTTCCAGTATTGTAGACGGTGACTTCTACGTGATTCAAGCTGATGATGATTTAGCGAACGTGACTGAGACTAGAGGCTACACTATTCACGGATATCATCCATTCGTTAAGGTCGAATTTACAAGTAATTCAGGTGCGGTAACCAATATACTTGCACGATAACGAATTTAGTGTTATAGTCAATTAATGTTTGATATCCTGACAATTATTCCGGGAAAGAAGAAGCTTACCCAAAGCGGCTGGACTAGCTTCAACGCGGTCTGCTGTCATCATCGCGGGCACAAAGCCGACAAGAGAAGCAGAGCAGGCATTAGATTTGACGGTGACAACTGGAGCTATCACTGCTTCAACTGTGACTTTAAATGCGGCTTTGAGTTAGGCAAGAGCATTAGCCGCAATACAAGACAATTACTTGAATGGTGCGGCATTGAACAGAATCAAATTGCTAAGTGGAATCTAGAAAGTCTACAGCAAAAAGACCTTCTTGACTTCATCAAGGTTCGTAAAGAAAAGAAGAAAGTAAAGTTCAAAGAACTATCACTTCCTGACGCCGAATTGCTTGATGCTACTAATGAGAAACATAAGGTCTTCATTGACTATTTGAGTAGCCGAGCTATCAAACACGATGAGTATCCTTTTATGGTTACTCCTGATGAGCAGGGTAGAAACAGTAACAGAATCATTATCCCTTATACATTTGAGGGTAAGATAGTAGGACACACTAGTAGGTATCTTGATGACAGAACACCAAAGTTCATCAAGGAACAACAGACTGGGTATGTGTTTGGGTATGATTTTCAGAAGCCGAATTGGGAAATTTGCTTAGTAGTTGAAGGTATCTTTGACGCCCTTTCTCTTAACGCCTGTGCGCTAACCCATGATACAATTAGTGATGAGCAAGCAGAGATACTACGAAGGCTTAATCGCAAAGTGATTGTTGTTCCGGACTTAGATAAGACTGGACTAGCAATTTGCGATAGAGCATTAGAGCTAGGGTTTCATGTCGCCATTCCCGAATGGAGTGATGAGATAAAAGATGCTAATGATGCAGTAGTAAAATATGGCAAATTGCCGACACTGTTAAGTATACTGAAAAGTGCAACTAACAGTAAGATCAAATTACAGATGATAAGGACAAAACTTGCTAAAAGAATATAACACCGATATACAACGTCTATTCCTTCAGATGATGGTCACGAATTCCGAGTTGTATACTCGTGTCATGAACATCATGAATCCAGAAAACTTTGATCGTAGTCTAAGAAACGTTGCAGAATTTATCGTAGAGCATACTGCCAAGTATAGCATTATGCCTGATATCACGCAGATTAAAGCAACTACTGGTGAAGCAATTGACCATATCGAAGATTTATCTGACGGACACTATGAATGGTTCTTGGAAGAGTTTGAGTCGTTCACTAAACGTCAGGAGCTTGAGAGAGCTATTCTTAAAGCGGCTGATATGCTTGAGAAGGGTGAGTTTGACCCGGTCGAGCAACTAATCAAAGACGCTGTTCAAATCAGTCTACAGCGTGACATGGGTACAGATTACTTTGCTGACCCTAAGGATCGATTGAACAAATATTTCAACGCAGGCGGCCAGGTATCTACTGGCTGGCCCCAGCTTGACAGAGTTATGTATGGTGGCATGTCTCGTGGCGAGTTGAACATCTTTGCAGGTGGTTCTGGTTCTGGTAAGTCACTTGTTATGATGAACATCGCACTTAACTGGCTCAGTCAAGGTCTCAGTGGAGTCTACATCACTCTTGAACTTTCAGAAGAATTGACATCGCTTCGTACTGATGCTATGTTGACCAACATGAGTACTAGAGACATTCGAAAGAACTTGGACGATACTGAATTGAGAGTCAAGATGGCTGGTAAGAAGTTTGGTAAGTATCGTGTTAAAGCATTGCCCGCACAGAGTAATGTGAACGCCATTCGTTCATACATCAAAGAAGTGCAGATTCAGACTGGTATCAAGGTCGATTTCGTAATGATTGACTATCTTGATTTGGTCATGCCAGTGTCTGTCAAAGTTAATCCAAACGACCAGTTCATCAAGGACAAGTATGTATCAGAAGAACTTCGCAATCTTGCGAAAGAACTTGGTGTTCTTCTCATCACAGCATCACAGTTGAATCGTAGCGCAGTTGAAGAAATCGAATTCGATCACTCTCACATTGCAGGCGGTATCTCTAAGATTAATACTGCTGACTATGTGTTCGGTATTTTTACATCACGTTCTATGCGTGAACGAGGCAAGTATCAGATTCAGTGTATGAAGTCTCGTAGTTCTACTGGTGTCGGGCAGAAGATTGACCTTGAATATAATATCGAAACTATGCGTATTACTGATGACGACCCAGAAGAGGGTAGACAGCAACAGCCTACTCCTAATCAGATACTAAGTCAAATCAAAACGACAAGTCAAGTAGGTTCCACTAACGAAGTAGTGCATAATACAATAGATCAAAAAGAAACTAAGGGCGTAGGAGACGCACAATCTGCTAAATTAAAGACATTATTGAATTCACTTAAGAAATGATTTTCAGTTTTAAGAATAAATACATTCAGTAGGATCTTTACACTATTATGCAAAAAAAGACTCGTAGCCTTTTAGAAGAACTTCAGTCGTTCGGGGACACTCGTGATATTAATAATATCATCGAAAACCGTGCGTCTAACATTATTACTAGTGCCATCAATTTGATTGAGTTGATGCAAAAGCACTATCCTTCCGATAAGGCAGAACTGCTTGAGAAGAAATTGTTGAGCGCAATTAAGGGTAAAGATCAAGCAAGATTTGCAAAGTCCTTAAGGAAGAAACATGAAAATAAGTGAATTCAAGAAAATAGAAGAACAAAGACTTGCCGAAATTAGCTTAAGCAGCTTTATCGGGGATGTAGGTTCAGCCGCTGTCAAGAGCGGATTCACTGGTAAAGGCTTCAAGCAGCAAATGATTCAGGACATGTTCTTGAAAGACTTCTACGATGATGCATTTACTTCTTTAGATAATGCAGTTAAAGGTCGACTTGTAGATCCTAAAGCAAGAGGAACTCTTTCACCCACAGCAGTTGAAAAGAATCCGGCTGATGTTAAACCTGAGCAGGGACAGCCGGGCGCCAAACCTGCTGCGGCAGCTCCAACTGCTCCAGGAACACCTCCGGCAGCTCCAACTACTCCCGGAGCACCCGCAGCCAAGCCAAGTGCTACAGCACCTGCAGTTGCAGCTAATAAGTCACAGCAGCAAACAACACAGAATATCAATAACTATGTTAAGCAGGCTGCACAAGCAATTAACCAAGCTACTGATAAGAATCAAAAAATTGCACTTACGAAAGAACTTGTAAACTCTATGGCTGACCGTCAAGGGTCACCCGAATGGAATAACGCTGTTAAAGGCGTTGAAGGTATTATTAAACGAGCAGGAACTGATCCTGCTTTTGCCAATCAAGCGGTTAATAATCTTCGTTCAGGTAAAACTATGTCAGAAGCTTGGCGAATCTATTTCGCTAACAAGTTGGTAGAAGCAGTAGGACTTACTTGGAAAGACTTAGGTCTTTCTGTACTAAAAGAAGGTAAGGATTACTATATTGCTGAAACTCGCTACGTTAAACTAAACCAATTATTCGAAAGCATTATGGAAGTTACAACGGGCGGCGTCGGTTTTGGAGCTACGCCTGCTGGAACTACCGCAACAGTTGGTAAAGCAGGTTCAACTCCTGCCCCACAAAACCTCAATCTTCCGCCTAATGCTACTTTAAATACTCCTACAGTTCCTGCAAAGCAACAACAAGCCCAGTCAAGCGGCGGATTGCAAAGTGTTGGGCAATATATGCTTGCTTGGTTTAATCAGTATATGAATGGTGTAGATTGGAAAGCTAGTGAAGCTACAGTACTTCCCATGATTCAAGCTATCGAAGATTCGTATCCTTCAGGTTATAAGAGTGCTATCAAAACATTAGCAAAAGCTGCATTCGCTATTTCTAAAGCTTCACCCTCTATGCCCGCCGGCATCAAAGATGAAACTGACAAGCTTGATCAAGAAGGTGGAGAAGAAAGTCCTAGTACCGGTGACTTCGGTGCAAATGCACATAAAAAACCCGAAGCAAATGCTGCGCCGGCCACCACTACAACAGAGTCAAGACGCAGAAGATGAGCATCTTATTTGAAGGTGGCGCAATGCCCGGAGTTGGTGCAATCCATATTGATGAGATTGAACCCACATTGGATAGTCTAGAAAAGATTTTAGGCATTGACCTCAAAAATAACACGCTTGGAAGTGTAGGCAAGAAAGAATTTTCTGGTGACATCGATGTTGCTCTTGAAATAGACCCAGAAGATATTCCTGCTTTCGTAGAAAAATTACAGAATATTCCAGAAGTACTAGACCTTGCGAAAAGTTCAGTAATCATGACTAAGGTTAAGATTGCTAACTATGATCCAAACAAACAAGTACAAGGTAAGCCAAGAACAGGGTATGTTCAAGTAGACTTTATGCCCGGCGAACCGGGTTGGCTCAAGACTTACTATCACGCACCCCAAGAGAAAGATAGCAAGTATAAGGGTGTATATCGAAATCTTTTACTAGCATCAATTGTTGCCCGCGTTAATCGTAAAGACTCAGAACAAAAAATACCTGACGGCAGACCCATGCAGTCTGAAAGATATATGTGGAGTCCAACTGACGGATTAGTAAAAGTATTAAGAACTCCTGAACCTAACAAGAAGGGTGATGGCTACACTAAGAAAAATAATAACAAGATCATCGACGGTCCATATAAAGATCCAAATGAAATTGCCAAAGTGTTGAAACTTGGTACTGCTGATAGTTTATATTCATATGAAACATTACGTAAGGCAATGGACGAAAATTATCCATCTGAATTAGTAAACCTTATGCTTAAGGATTTCTCAGAAAATCCTACAGTACGTGATATCGGTATCCCTACTGACATTAAGCTTAGTGAGAGTGTAGGGACAACTGATTGGTTCAGAACATTGCTGGATATTGTAAAATGAGAATAGCTGAACTACTAAACGAATCACTATTACTTGAAGCAGATGCTAGAACTCCTCACCCTGAAGATTCAGTACTTAGTGGATTGTCAAATGCTCGTGATGCAGTTGATTCTATGTACCACGTGATTGATAACCCAGAAACACTTACTATCAAGTGGGACGGTTTCCCTGCTCTTATCTTTGGGTACAATGACAAGGGACAGTTTACAGTATCAGACAAGTACATGTTCGATAAGGGCACCGAGTACTTAGGAACAAGTCCTAAGTTTTGGCAAGAGTATGATGCTAGCAGAGGAAAAAGTCGTCCAGATTTGTACGGTAGACTCAATTCTATTTGGAATGGATTGAAAGACGCAGTAGGCGGCAACAAAGGCTTCTTTTGGGGAGACTTGATGTGGGGCGAACAACTAAAACCTGTAAACGGCAAGTTCGTATTCAAGCCCAATACGGTGACTTATGCAGTTCCTGCAAAGAGTGAACTAGGTAATATGATTGCTGGAACTAGCGGCGGTGTTGCAGTTCACCAATACTTCTCTGACATTAGTTCTCCTCCAGTTCCTTGGAACGGCAAAGGACTAAAGAGCAACAGTCAGGTTGCTATTCTCACTCCGAACATGGGTATTGATTTTGCACTTACTGCCCCTAAGAATGAAGTTTCAAATGTCAATCAAGCACTAGCT